TGATGAAGAGTTTTTTAATGGATGTCCTGACGATGTAAACATTCATGGTTTTTTCCAAACAGAAAAATACTTTAAGCATATTGAAGATGATATTCGCAAGGACTTTACTTTCAAAAGTGAATGGTTAGAACCCTGCATGGACTTTCGTGAGCAGATGGGTGGTGAGGTTATATTCCTGCATGTTCGCCGTGGTGATCCTGGGCTTGCTGATAAGAGAGGGTTTAAGTGGGCATATGTAAACCTTGCTCATCAACATCCTGTGCAACCCCTAGAATACTATGAGAGGGCACTTGCAGAGTTTGATGACAATCTGCCTGTGGTGGTGTTTTCTGACTCAATTGACTGGGTGAAGGAGCAACCATTCTTCCAAGGTGATAGATTTATGTTCTCTGAACCTAAAGACAAGCATTCGGATGGCGCATTAGTTCCATATCTTGACATGTGCTTGATGTCCCTTTGTGATCATGCTATTATTGCTAATAGTTCTATGTCATGGTGGGGTGCGTGGTTGATTAAAAATAAAAATAAAAAAGTCATCGCACCGAGCATGTGGTTTGGTTCTGACTATGCCGACAAAGATACCTCTGATTTATATTGCGAAAGATGGACAGTAATTTAATGGATAAGAACAAGTCCGCATACAAGTTGCAGGGTATCGGACCAATATATTGTATCAATCTGGATGACCAACCAGAGAGATGGAACTATATGCAAACTCAATTTAAGTATTGGGATATAGAAGATAAGGTTACTCGCGTTTCTGCCTATGATGGTAGGGATGATGACCTTAGTGATATTATTGTTGGTAAGTATCCAGACAATATGAACTCGGGTGAGATTGGTTGTGTCACCAGTCACCTGAAAGCAATGAGACATTGGTTGGATACCTCTGATAGTCCCTATGCAATCATGATGGAAGATGATTGTAGCTTAGATCTTGTTCGATTTTGGAACTTTAGTTGGACAGAACTTGTTGCACACCTTCCATATGATTGGGATGTCTTTCAGATCGCAATTATTTGCACGGGAGATATCCATGTAAAACTTCATAAGAGGTTTGTAAATAATTTTTCTACAGCGTGTTACTTAATTACTAGACACCACGCAGAGAAACTGCTAAGGTATCATACACGGGGTGACAAGTATAAACTTGATCAAGGTGTGAAACCCCGTGCTGTCGCTGATGATTTGATCTACAATTCTGGTAATACATTCTCTATGCCTCTGTTGGTATATAAGACTGAACTAGGATCATCAATTCATCCAGAACATATCGGTGCCTTTCACCAAGGCAATTGCAATGCACTTTCAAACTTTTGGGAACAGCAAGGTGCCGGTATTGACATCAAAGAGTATATGAACTATGATCCTTATCTGGGTCGAGTCACAGAACCTTCGGGACAACCGAACCAAGGTTGACAAGATTCAGAAACTGAAGTAGTATAAATACTTAACCTTTTGTCTGACAGTAATTTCAGTAACAAAAGGAAACAAACGGGACATGTCGAGTCCCTATTCATCTGCGGGTAATCACTCCGCAAGTAACTAAAGGTAATTCAAATGATCAAATCTGTATTCGCAGCACTGTCTGCAACCGCTCTTTCCGCAGGCGCTGCCCTTGCAGGTCCCTACGTCAACGTAGAAACCAATGCTGGTTGGGTAGGCGAGGACTACACCGGAGCCGTCACCGACCTTCACGTTGGTTACGAAGGCGATCTGGGTGCAGCTTCTTACTATGTCCAGGCAGGTCCTGCTCTGGTCGCTCCTGACGGTGCCGACAGCGACACCCAGTTCTCTGGTAAGGCCGGTCTTGGCGTTCCCGTGACTGATCAACTGGGAGTCTATGGTGAGCTGTCATTCCTGACTGCTGACGACACCGACAACAACGGTTACGGTGGTAAGTTGGGTGTGAAGTACAACTTCTGAAGCACATATTGACAATCTGACATCTAGGTGTTATATTTGGGGTGCGACGGCACCCCTTTTTAATGCTGAATTATCTGAAACAGATATTTCTACACCCAGTAACACATTTCAATATCATGATGGTGGGTATATTGATTTTCATTGGAGTTCTACATGAACATACCCATCATTCAATGAAGGTAGATGTGCACGGGTATGTCCGGCAATTTTGTAGAGAAAATCCAGACACTTGTAAATCTTTTATAAGGGATTGATTATTAATGGTAAGAGACTATAAAGATCCAGCACAATGCGACAGTCTCTATGATATGATCATAGAATTGAAACAACGTCTCGAACAATTGGAATCTGAAATTGAACTATTAAAACAGAACTATGCTTGAACTTATTCTTTCTTTAACACCCATGGATTATGATCACCTAGCACGAGCAGTGCAGGTGGAAGCGGCTCCTGGAACTAAAGATGAATACTGCGTTGCGGTATCTATCTTAAATAGAGTCAGGTCTCCCAAGTATCCTAACAGTGTTGCTAATGTGGTATATGCTCCTGGACAGTATGAGGGTTTTCTCTACAGGAGACCTGCTGCTAAACAATCAGTTATCGCTCGTTTGAGAAACAACGATAACCTTATGGA